GGTACGCTTCACAAGACAGTCACACCTTATGACCTATAGATGACTAAAGTAGTCGGTGCTATTGAAGGCGTTCTGCTGATGGATAGTAAAATCCACAGACTGAGTTGCTTATGCGACTTGGGTTTCACCCTGGCTCGGGCTCTAACCAAGCTTTGAAGGTCAACGGTGATATGTGGAGGGGACGATTCCAGAACTTAGCGTAGTTCGTAGAATCCGACACGGGTAACCCCCGTCTCTTACCAAGAGCGCCTGCAGCTCTGGCCGGTACTTGTATCGGTTCAGAAAACTGAAGGTGTAACAGTGTATTACGCCCTTAAGACGGGATTCTACATTTAGCTTAATGAAACTCCTATTACAAACCCTTAAACTTAAGGGCTCTAGGATGCTTCTTCGGCCTGTTACATGGCGTCCAGATTTAAAAGTCTGGAGGCACTGGCTTCGTCCAGGTATAACTTGAATTCGGCTAGTGCTAGGTAAGGTATCCCGGTCGAAAATTATACAACTTGCAACGTTCGCAAAAGAATGCGTAGCCATTGGCAAGTGCAACGGGCGTAAAGGCCTGGTCCTCTACTTGAAGGTCTGTAATACTGCACTTATGCAGGCATTACCTGGAGGCTTTCTGCATCATAACTCCCGAGAGATTGGGAAAGTTGCAGTAGCGCGTACTAGGGATGGACTCCCTCGGATAATTCCTGCGTTTGCACGTAGAGAAATCCGCCTTGGAAACAAGGAGACAATCCAGCTATGGTTGACGTTCTTAGGGGCGTACAGGGTGATGCCCTGCAAGGGACGTCCAAAATTCAGTACAATACTGGATTTGGGGAGACCACTATCTCCTTCCTTCTTAAACAGTTGGAAGGCTTTTGTGCGCTCAACGTTCATTCCAGGGATTCAAGCACACTCTGGTGTTCAGCTCTTGGATAAGGGAACTTCCCTCCTTGAGCGTCCACTGCCATTTGTGATCGCAAGTATGAGTGCTGACAAAAGGGAAGACCCCTTTATGAGTAAAACTCGTAGTCAGTATCTCCTTGCCGGAAAGGCTTTACCAGAAACCCTAAGGGGTGTACCTACCTCGTTTGCCCATCGATTTAACGCTGCAAAATTGTGGCGCGATGGAGAGTGGGCGAAAACCCCGCCAAACCTTCTTGAGGATTACCTTAAGGAGGTTCCAGGGGGGTTTGGGACAACCAAATCTCTTTGGACACTCTTACTCGAGACTGCAGATTTCTATCCTGCAGTTAGGCACATGCATCGGGCGCAACCCGTGGTTGCAGTACCACCTAGTGGTGGGAAAGGTCGGTTCACACTGACCGAGGATCCTGAAAGCAGGGGCTCTCAGGTTCTACCTAATGCACACCCAACAGGGAAGGATGCCTGCGGGCGTTTGGCCCTGCTCGAGGAAGCCGCAGGGAAAGTACGCGTGGTAGCACTGTTAGATTGCTGGAGCCAGTGGGCACTTAAGCCGCTTCATAATTGGATTTTCTCCATATTAGAAGGAATTCCTCAGGATGGCACTTTCGACCAATTACGGCCGATCAAGAGACTCCTGAAGAAGGTTGGCAATGATACTACGATTTATTCGTATGATCTTAGTGCTGCTACCGACAGAATTCCTGTAGTAATACAGGAAATCCTGCTGGCTCAAGTGTTTGGGGAGGGGTTCGCCAAAGCTTGGCGTAACCTCCTCGTCGGGCGCCCCTATTGGGTCTCCAAAAGAGTCCAACGGGAGCGTGGTTTAGCAAGCCCTGCCCTTTTCTACGGAACTGGGCAACCGATGGGTGGGTATAGCTCTTGGGCTATGCTTGCTCTGACACACCACGTTATGGTACAGTTTTGCGCATACCGCTGCGGAATTCGCGGTTGGTTTGGCCTCTACGCGGTGTTAGGCGATGACATCGTTATCGCTGATAACCGTGTATCTCAGAAGTACCGAGCATTGTGCAGACTTCTTGGTGTCGACATAGGTCTCAACAAGAGCCTAGTCGCCAAGGGTAAAACCCTTGAGTTCGCTAAGAAACTCTTCTTCCAAGGAGAGGATATCAGTGGACTGCCACTGAAGTATTGGGCAGCTGCCCAATCTTCATCCGGTGTTGCTGCGTCCTTAGGGACGTGGGTAACACGGGGTAGTCTCTCTAACTTTGTTCGGGCTATGGGCGGAGGTTTCAAGATCTGCGCACGCGTCGCTGACACACTTTGGGAAAATCTCCCAAAAAGGGCCAGGGCGCTAGCGGTAACCTTGACTCACCCTCTAATAGGGTCGCGATTTGCGTATAACACATGGCCCGAATGGCTCTGGAGTCGTTCAGCCTCTGATCGGGGCTTAAACCCGGATATGCTGACCGATCTCACACCTTTCTGTACTGCTGTGCAGGAGGTGTTGGTCAAACCTGCAATGGAGACTCTTGAAGATTATCAGGAGGCTCTCTTCTTCACTGAAAAGGTTGAAGACGGGGTAACCCGCATTGTAGACGCCACATCCAATAAGGCTGTAGTGGACGCAACGCGCTCGATAGAGTTAGCTGAGAAATCCCTTCGGCATTTACAAGGACTATCTATTAAGATGAACTTAGTTCAGGTCTCAGCTATTGTTAAACAGATATGGAAATCTGTTGACAGGGCCGGCCTAGTCCCTATGCCTTCTGTGAAGGCAACTGCACGGGTGGATGTGGATCCTTACCGCTTAAAGGTAACCAATATGCTTAGGCATTTTGTGTGGCTACGGTCACTGGCACATCCACAGCTTCCAGGAACTGGAGCCGTGGTAAATGTCCCAAAGGTCCCGAAAGGGACAGAACCTGGTAACAGGAACGGGAATAAATAATGACCATATTCCTTTAGTGGCTCATCGGAATACTAAGATACCTACCATCATACTAACTCCATTCTTTTATGGGAATTGGAGGAAATAGAGGAGAGCATCCTTAGCTCGATGGCACCGAG